TACAAAACCGCTTTAACAGACGCACAATTAACAGCTTTAACAACAATATAATCACTAATAGTTATAACCAAAATGAATATAGCAAAATACGAGTTTAATAGCAAAGAACAAGCACAGACTAAAATTGATGCTTTAGGAATTGAAACAAATCACGCAATTGTAACTCTAGGACATATAGTCTTAGAGTCTGCAATAGTTGATGAAGATGGAGAAGTAATAACAGAAGCTGTACTATCTACAGGATGGCACTTAGATGTTATGTGGAGAGGATTAGATGACCATCCTTACGGTTGGAAGTCTTATAATGTAGATTTAACTAATGAGGGTTCACACTCTTTTATGGGTGTATCTTACTTAGATAATAAATTTTAATGAAAAGATTATCTAATTTTATTAACAACATAAGAGCAGACCATAAAGCTCACTTAATAGTAGGTGTTTTAAGTGGTTTCCCTATGGTATTATTGTTCGGTAATATTGGCGGATTAATTGCTATTCTTATTTATGCTCTTAAAGAAGTTGTTTACGATAAACTGTTAGGTAGAGGTAATATGGAGTTTTTAGATTGGCTTTACAGTTCAATCCCTGTGCTTCAATATCTAATCATTTATAACCTCTAGTATAGAAAAAAGTTTTAAGTGTCTTAAACCTATGTAGAAATCGCTTACAATACTGTTTTTAAATAAATAAACCTTATGAACAAAACACAAGACACATTAAGAAAGATTGCAGAGGCTCTAGGAGTTGTAACTGCAGAAGTAAAAACAGACGCTACAGTAGAAAAAGTAACTGTAGAAGAGAATACCGAAACTAAGGAAAGCGTAGACGTTGTAGAGGACGTAGTAGCTCCTATAGTAGAAGAGAAAGCAGTTGAGGCTGTTGAAATTATTGAGGAAGCAAAAGAAGAGATTTTAGAACCTAAAGCAGTAGACAAAGTCGAAGAGCCTAAGGAAGACCCTAGAGTAGCTGAAATGCAGAAACAAATTGAAGATTTAAAAGCGATATTAACAAACGCATTAAGTCAACCTGAGGAGGAAGCGAAAGTAATACCTGAAGTTAAAGAAGAGCCTAAAGGCTTAACTCATAGTCCTGAGAAACTTGTATCTTCTAAAAATACAGGAATAGGCAGAAAAGGAGACTCTATACAAAGTAGAGTTTATAAGTATATTAATAACATTTAAAAAAATAAAAAATGGCAACTACTACAAGTATTACAACTACTTACGCAGGTGAAAAGGCTTCTGGCTTTATCGCTGGAGCTTTATTAAGTGCACCAACTTTAGACAAAGGTGGTATCACAGTAAAAGCAAACATTAAATATAAACAAGTAATGCAAAAATTAGCTGTTGGTGATATTATCGCTGATGCTTCTTGTGATTTTACTGCAACTTCTACAGTTACTTTAACTGAGCGTTACTTAATACCTAAAGATTTTCAAGTAAATTTAGAACTTTGTAAGGCTGATTTTGAGCAGGATTGGTTATCAATTGAGCAAGGTTTCTCTTCTTTTGACGAAGTGCCTAAATCTTTCGCTTCTTACTTAGTAGGACACGTAGCAGGTAAAGTAGCTTCTAAAATGGAGCAGAACATATGGAACGGAGCTGACGCTAACGCAGGTGAATTTGATGGATTAATCGCTTTAGCTACTGCTGATGCTGATGTAATTGATGTAGTTGGAGCTTCTGCAGGTGCAGGAGGGATAGATTCTTCAAATATCATCTCAGAATTAGGAAAGGTTTTAGATGCAATCCCAGCAACTATCTACGGAAACGATGGACTTTCTATCTACATCTCTCAAGCAGATGCACGTTCTTATGTAAGAGCTCAAGCGGCTTTAGGTTATAAAGACCTTTACCACGTTGGACAGACTCAAATGGACTTTGAAGGTGTTAAATTATTTGTAGCAAACGGATTAGCTTCAGGTACAATTTTAGCAGGTGAGAAAGAGAACTTAATGTTTGGAACTTCTTTACAAAGTGATATGAATGAAGTAAGAATTTTAGATTTAAGCGACATTGATGGGAGTCAAAATGTAAGAGTAGTGATGAGATTTTCAGCGACTGTAAATTATGCAATCGGTTCTGAAATAGTATTACTTACTCCAGCAGTATAATAAATATTTAGTTAAACTACCTCTTTAATTAGGGGTAGCTAACTATCTAATAATTAATAACTTAAATCAAAAAAATTATGGCTTGCAATATTTCAGCTGGTAGATTAGAAGGATGTAAAGACTCAGTAGGAGGCTTGAACGCTATCTATTTTATCAACTATGGAGCTCCAGAGGGGTTCGCAGTAACAGATGAAACAATAACAGGAGTAACGGCGACTACGCCTTCTGCTTTTAAATATGACCTTAAAGGTACATCTACATTTGACCAATCGTTAACATCTTCAAGAGATAACGGTACTACATTTGCAGAACAAACTTTAACAGTATCTTTAAAGAAACAAGATGCTACAACTCACAAAGAAGTAAAGCTTTTAGCTTATGGAAGACCTCACATTATCATTGAAGATAACAACGGTTTACTATGGGTTATGGGTGAAGAATTTGGTGTAGAAATGAATGCTACAACAAGTACAGGAGCTTCTTTAGGAGACAAAAGTGGATATGAATTAGTATTCGCAGGAATGGAGAAAGGATTAGCTAAGTCCTACGTAGGCGTTTTAGCAACTGATTTCGCTATTACTGTAGGTGCTTAATACCTAGATTATTGAATTATTAAAGGCTACTGTAAAAGGTAGCTTTTTTTTTGCTTAAAACTGTTTTTAAATAAAGTAACTAAATGAATTACATAAATACAACTACAGAAGGTGCTGTAAGCTTATTCTTAAACCTAAAGATATCTACTGAATTAGCAGTAGCTTCTACTTTGGTTTGGACTATGACTAAAGACGGTAACGATGTAGCAGGCGTAAACTTTAGCACTCCTTCAACTAATTACAACCTATTAGCTAATAATAGCTATTCTCAGAGACTTTCTGCAGATTTCTATACAGATGGGTTAACTTTAGAAAATAATGCTTTCTATGCGATTAAAGCTACTTTAGATGGTGTAGTAGTTTACAGAGGAAAAGCTTACGCTACAGATGTAGATGCAAATAGTGTATCTATACACAATAATACTAAGTACGTTAAAAATAACACTACAAACGAATACGTAATAATAAATTAATATGATAGATTTAATAAGTTTAAGTGGGTATGAAATGCCTAAAGCTGTAGAAGAGAAGCATAAAGACTATGTCTCTTACGGTGATGACAATGATTATTATAGATTTCTTATAAACAACTATTTACAGTCAGCTACTAATAATGCATCTATTCGCTCTATATCAGATTTAATCTACGGTAGAGGTTTAAGCATTGAAGGCTTAGAAGCTGATTCTGCAGAGGTTAAAGCTTTAAGAGATGTAATAGGGCACAGGTGTCTTAAGAAGATTATACAGGAGCGTAAAATGCTAGGACAGGCTTCTATGCAAGTTATATATAATAAGTCAGGTAACGACAGAAAAGTCGTTAAGATTAAACACTTTCCTATACATACTATTCGACCTGAGAAAATGAATGCTGACGGAGTAATAGAAAACTACTACTACCATCCAGATTGGGTAAACAAATCACCTAAAGATGTTCTTAAAAAGATTCCTTCTTTCGGAACTTCTAAAGAGAAGATAGAGCTATTTGTTTTAAAACCTTATGTAAGTGGATACTCTTATTTTAGTCCTGTAGACTATAGTGGAGCTTTACCTTATGCTGAGCTTGAAAATGAAATTAGTGACTACTTATTAAATGAGGCAAAGAACTCATTCTCAGGTACTAAGGTTATAAACTTTAATAACGGAGTCCCTGACGCTAATCAAAGACAAGAGATTACTAGAGATGTGAAAGGAAAGTTAACAGGCTCAAGAGGTCAGAAAGTTATAGTAGCTTTTAATGATTCTGCAGATAATAAAGCAACAGTTGAAGATATTTCTTTAAATGATGCACCTTCTCATTATGAGTATTTAGCTAATGAAGCAATGCATAAAATTTTAGTAGGACACAGAGTAACGTCTCCTATGTTATTAGGGATTAAAGATGCATCTGGATTTAGTTCAAACGCTGACGAGATTTTAGTAGCTTCTCAGATGTTTAACGCTACAGTTATTAGCACTTACCAAGATGAGATAATAGAAGGCTTAGAAGAGATTTTAGAGACTAACGGAGAGGTTTCAGAAATGTTCTTTATTACTAGCCAACCTATTGAAGTAACTACAGAAGACCAAGATGTAGAAGATGCAGAGGTAGTAGAAGACAATGAGGCAGTAAACAAAACTAAAGACGTATCTAAAGAAGATAAAAAAGACAATAAAAAAGAGCAGAATTTATCTGCAAATTTTAATCCAGAGGAGCAAGTAGAATGGCTAACATACCTCTCTAAAAAAGGAGAAACCATAAACGAAGACGAATGGGATTTAGTAGATGCTAGAGTAGATGACAATGAAGAGGAGAGCGAAGATTGGGAAAAGATTTTAAACTCTCACGAAGTTAATTTATCTTCTCAAGCTCCTGCAGATAATAGGACTAAAGATTCTATACAGGATACTAATTTTGTAAAGGTAAGATACGCTTATGTTCAAGGCTCTCACAAACACGGTAAGAGTTCAGGGGGAAAGCAAAGGGGATTCTGTAGAGCTATGGAGTCAGCTAGTAGATTATACCGTAAAGAAGACATTATAAAGATGCAGTCTGACGGTGTTAATTCTGCCTTAGGTCATAATAAACAACCCTATAGCATTTGGAAGCACAAAGGCGGTGTTAATTGTTATCACAAATTCGAAAGACGTATCTATGTTAAGCGTAAAAAGGTTAACGGTGAAGCTTGGGGTGGTGGTGCTATGAATGGAGTTAAAAAGACTTCTGTAGCTCAAGCAATTAAAGAAACTAATTTCGACCCTAAGAGAGGTAAATGGAAAAACGACAAAAGAGTAGCAGAAGCTCAAATAGATAGAGGAGACAAAGGTCACCATCCTTCTTATGTAAAACCAACTAAAAAAAGAAAGTAAAATGAGTAAAGCATTATTAATTAATAGAGAGGACTTAGTAAGATTCACTCCTCTCTCAGGGAATATAGATTTTGACAAAGTAATACAATACGTTGAAATCGCTCAAGATATACACGTACACGAATTAATCGGTACTAATTTATACGAGAGATTGCAGTCAGACATCATAGGAGGCACTTTAAGCGGTGATTACGCTTCTTTGGTATCTACATATATAAAACCTATTTTAGCTCAATACAGCCTCTTAGAATACTTACCTTTTAGTCAATATACTATTAACAACAAAGGAGTGTTTAAACATACCTCTGAAAATAGTAATACACTTACTAGAGAAGATATGGAACAAATGACAGAAGCTACTAGGGATACTGCTCAGCACTATGCTAAGAGACTTATAGACTATCTTTGTGCTAATCCTACTAAATTTAGTGAATACTTAACAAATAATAATGACGATATAAAGCCAATTAAGAAAAGTACTTTCGGAGGTTGGGAGATATAATATGGAAGACAAGATTAATTTACTAATTGAAACTATTAAAGAACAAAACCTACAGATAGATTTTCAGAATAGGCAATTAGATATGATGCAAAAAGAAATAAACTCTATTAAGTATATAATAAATAAATAATTGTTTTTAAAAAAACTAATAATGCACTAAAAATGAACTTGCTAGACTTATTGAACAACCTATTCTATAAATTAGAAAACCAATATTTAATCTCTACCACTATTGTATCTTCTTTAATTATTTTTACATTAAGAAAACAAATACAAAATAAATTCAAAAAATTTACTTTTAGAGAAGACACGAAGCAAATTACAAAGATATCAGCTCTTATAGACCACGATATATTTAGAACGTTTTCTAGAGTAGTTAAAGAGGTGTCTAATATGAAATTTTACACGAATAACAAATACGATTCTACAAAGTCCAGAATGTGTTTAGATTTCGCAAAACAAAAGTCTATAAGTTGTCAGTTTTTAATGAGAGAAATACTATTAACTAAAGACATATCTAGTATGTCAACAGATACGTTAAAGAAGTTAATACTAGAGAAGCAATCACAGATGCATATAAATTATGTGAGAGAGATTAAGTCTCTATGGCTTAGTAAAGGAATATCCCCTAAAAATGTAGACCACGTTATAAGACTTTTTGAAGGCTTTAGATTTGATGTAGTTCAGTCTTTTGAGCATAGGATATCTGCTATATTTGGTAGTAGTTTTCACCCTAATAACTTTGAGAGAGTTTTAGCTGTTTTTGATATGTGGGCAATGGGAATAGATTTACTTCCTAAAGATATGAATACGACTTTTGAGAAACTTAACGGTAAATTTAAAGACATAAAGTATAATTAATATGAGAGATATAAATAAAATAATAGTTCATTGCACAGCTACTAGAGAAGGTGCTCCTGTTAGTTTAGATACTGTCAGAAGATGGCACTTAGAAAGAGGTTGGTCAGATATTGGATATCATTATTTAATCTTATTAGACGGTACAATAGAAAGAGGACGTCCAGAAGAGAAACAAGGTGCTCACGTAAAAGGATATAATAGAAATTCTATAGGGGTTTCTTATGTTGGTGGAGTAGATAGAGAATTAAATCCTAAAGATACTAGGACACAAGACCAAAAAGACTCATTACATAACTTACTTTCCAATTTAATGGCTTCTTATGAAGACGCTACATTGCACGGACACAATGAATTTAGTTCAAAAGCCTGTCCTTCTTTTGATGTTTCTAAAGAATACGATTATATTATAAACTTATACGAACGATAATGAATATATTCAGCATAATAGGAAACTTATTAGGCATAGGTAAAGACTACTTAGCACGTAAAGCAGAATTAAAAGCAGTAAAACAGAAGCAAGATTTTGCTATTGTAGAAGCTCAGACTAAAGCTACTGTAGATAGGATTCTGTCTAACACGGATTCCGACAATCAAATAGACTTAATCACTAATAGACAAAAATCTAAGACGTGGAAAGACGAGGTTATTACATACCTTTTTTTAGTACCTGTAGTTATTGCTACAGTAACACCTTTTATAATTGCTTATAATACTTCTCAATATACAAATCTTTCAGAAGACATAAGAATATCTTACGAAAACCTAGATAAGTTACCTAATTGGTATAAGTATGTCTTAGGAGCTATTGTTATAGATGTCTTAGGCTTCAGGAGCTTTGCTAGAAAGGTAGTGGACAAATATATTAAGTAATGCCTTAAAACGCTTTAAAACTGTTTTTAAATAAATACTAACAGGGAAAAGTATCGATAGATTTTGTAGGGTTTTGACATTGGTACTCCTGTTTTTTACCTTATGTTATGGCAGTTAAAAAGAAGACGCAAAAATATTGGAAAACTAAAATAGATAAAGTCTTTCACGAATACGTACGTAGAAGAGACGCAGATAACGACTCAGGTTACTGCAAATGTATATCCTGCAACAAACCAATACACTTTACAGAATCGGATAGCGGACACTTTATTTCTAGAGCTAAGATGGCTACTAGATATGATGAGCAGAATGTACACGCTCAATGTAGAAAGTGTAATAGGTTCGAATATGGTAGACAATTTGAATACTCTCTTAAAATAGGAACTGAATTAGCAGAAGAGCTACTTATAAAATCTAGACAAATCTACAAAATGTCAGACGCTGAATGGTTGGAAGTATTCGAAGAGTTTAGAGATAAACTAAAGGCAATAAAAGATATACAAAACTTTTAGTAAATGAGACAAAGAGAAAAAAGTATCTGTCTCAAAAATCAACGTAACTCACTGAAAACCAATACTCTGCAAAAACAAAAAAACTACTCTTAAAGAAGCCTTTTTTTTGGTTACTTTTCTTACTAAAAACTTCTACTACAAACTACTTTATCTACAGATAATTCTACCTATGTAGAAGAGTCTTTAGTAGATTTTGACTTCTGTAGATTCCGACTTCTGTAGATTTTGCTTTTATTTAATTATGAATTTTATTTACTTTTACTTGGTAGTCTCGTTTATTTTTTGTAGGTTTGCTTAATAATTAACTATTACATAAAAAACTACTTTAATATGATAAGTAAAAAATATACTACATCTTGGTCTTATGAAGACCTTAAATCTCTAACTAACTTATTAAATCACAAATCTGTATTTGATGGGTATAGTTATGTTTGGAAAGCTAAAATAAAAGGTAAGTGGATTAATCAATCAGTAAAGCTTTTTGATACAGAGAAAGAGTATAAATCTGTTTTAATATTTACAATGTACAGGTGGAGTAAGGAATTGCAAGACAGAGATAATAAAATATTTAAAGATACACAGTTAAAAGAATTAAAGACTAAGAAGGAATTAGATAAGAAATATAAAACAATAGTAAAAATATCTAGTAAAAACTTAAAACCATTAAAAAAAATAGAGTTAATACTAGAGGTAGCAAATGATGTACCTAACGAAATGATATATAAAGCAATAGGAATTTCTAAAGCTACATTTTACAGACATCTTAATTATATAAATAAACACTAAAAACCTAAATAATGACTAAAGAACAAATAGAATACAACTTAAAGAGATTAGAAATTATTAAAAAAGAAGCTAATCTTAAAAAACAAAAAGCTAAAGATATTCAACTTGACAATAAGATACTAAAAGAAAGAGCTAAGACAAATACTAAACGAATCATATCTAAACGTAATGTTATTAAAGGCTTAATATTAAAAACTAATAATAAATGGGAAGTATCTTTTCTCACCAGTATAGTGTATAGGGAAAATTTATCTATTAAACAACAAAATATTTTAAAACAAATAGCTAAAAAACTTGCACAGTAACTAAATTTTACATATATTTGACTTATGATAGAAACAACAAAACTAACTACAGACCAATTACTAGAAAGAGCTTCTAATAAATTAGAGGCTAAGTTATTCTTTGCTTATAAAGAACTACAAGAAATAGAGCTAGAAATAGAAGGAGTAATACCATCTAAGATGTCAAACGATATTTTAAGAAGAAATTATCAGGCGCAATCTAATGAGGTTCAGACACTTACGTATTTATTTGACATAATAGAAAAAAAAATAGATAATAAAGCTTGTGTATTAAATAAATAGTATTTACCTTTGTAGAATAATAATTAAACCCAATAGAATGAATTTAAGAGAAACACTAAGTAACATCCAGACTGAGCTAAAAGCTAAGAAAGGTCAGACAAACGCTTTCGGAAAGTATAGCTACAGGTCTGCAGAAGACGTTTTAGAAGCTCTAAAGCCTTTAAATCAAAAGTATAATACTTATGTAGTGATTACAGAAAGCTTATTAGCTGACGGTGTACTACAGAGTGAAGCTACTATATCTAATATAGAAGGCGAGTCTATATCTGCTAACGCAATTGTAGGTATTGATATGAATCAAAAAGGAATGTCTTTACCTCAGAAATATGGTTCTGCATCTTCTTATGGTAAAAAGTACGCTTTAGGTAATTTATTTGCTATTGACAATACAGCAGACGCTGACGCTTTAAATAAGCACGGTAAAGAAGCTCCTAAGAAAGAATCTTTAACAGAAAGCTCTAGTAGTTATGTAAAAGTAGTAACTGCCTTAAAAGCAGGTTCTGCTACAGTAGCTCAAGTACAAAGTAAATTTAACGTATCACCAGAATTATTAACTAAATTAAAATCAATATAATGAAAAAATTAGCAGTAATATTAATAGCATTTGTAGCGGTAATAATTGCAAGTTCTAACAGTAGTGACGATAAAGGACAAAATAGTCATTCTGAGATACAATATACATTAAAAAACTCAGTAAAAGATTACGTTAAGCATCCAGATACATTATCTTTTAAGGAATATGATTTCGTTGCTTTGTCAGGAAGCGTAGCGACTGCATCATATACGTTTACATCTAAAAACTCATTTGGTGTATCTGTTTATAATACAGCTTATGTTACAGTAGTACTTAATGATGACTTAAGTGTAAAAGAATATATAGGATTTAACATTAAATAAATAGAAATTATGAAAAAAGTAATATTAGGATTAGTAATGATAGTAGGAATATTTACAAGCTGTCAAAAAGAGGAATTAGTTATAGACTGTGGATGTGTAGAGACTACATATAATAATCAATTCGAGGAGTCTGAAGGTGTATTTGTATCTAAAGAAATATCTAAGATAGATATAGAATGTCAAGAAGAGTCTCTTAATCAAACATATGAATTAACAATAGCAGTAGATTGTAAATATTAAAAAAAAAGTTAAATTAAATTAGGTAAATCCAAATAAATGCTTTACCTTTACATAACGAAGCAATGGAGCTTCACTAAAAACCCGATTAAATTATGTCAGCAATTATCAGTTTAGGAATTAACAGAGAGAAATTAGTATTTAACGACAAGGGATGGGCTAATGTCACTATCTTTTTAGATGACAATACAAACCCTTACGGACAGAATGCTTCTGCTATTATGGAGCAATCTAAAGAGCAGAGAGAAGCTAAAGAGCCAAGAACCTACTTAGGTAATGGTAAAGTAGTTTGGACAGATGGAAACATTAAAACTGCAGACAAAGTAGAAAGAGAGACTGCAGGGTCTGAGCAATCTACAGCAGGTAGAGCTACTCCTGACTTACCTTTTTAAGGAGTATAATTAAACTATAGGGAGTGTAAAAGCTCCCTTTTTTATTCACTAAAAACAAATAAATAATGATAACAAGTCTTGAACATATCAAAGGTAAATTACTAGACGTCAAATACGACCGTATAGAACAGGGATTACCTTTAGATGTAGAAGCTATAGACGAATACTTAAGATTTAAGAAAGGAGCTTTTAATATTTGCGTAGGACACGCTAACACAGGAAAGACAACTACTATATTATACCTAATGATGGCTTACGCTATGAAGCACGACCTTAAATGGTTAATTTTCTCTTCTGAAAATACAGACTACAGTATAGCTCGTAAACTATTAGAATTTAGAACAGGAGAACCAATACAAAAGATACCTGACGCTATTATAGATATAGAACTTAAATGGATTAATGACCACTTTAAAATTATAGCAGTAGATAAAATATACACAGCTAGAAGTTTAATGGATGAGGCTAAGTCTATTAAAGATGCTTGGAACTATGACGGTTTATTAGTAGACCCTTATAACTCTTTAGCAAAAGACCCACAGCTATTAAGAACTGTAGGAGGTCACGAATACGATTACCAGATAGCTTCAGAAATGAGATTATTTTGTAAGAAAGAAAACGTTTCTATGTGGTTAAATTGTCACGCAGTTACAGAAGCATTAAGAAGGACTCACGACTCACAGCACGAGTTTGCAGGTTTCCCAAAGCCTCCTAGTATGGCAGACGTCGAAGGCGGTGGTAAATGGGGAAACAGAGCTGACGATGTAATAGCTATTCACAGATATACACAACACCCAACTAGATGGATGGTTTCAGATATTCACGTTAAGAAAGTAAAAGAAACAGAGACAGGCGGAAGACCAACATCTATGGACTCACCTATTTCACTTCGTATGATGCCTTCTAACGTAACATTTACTATAGCAGGTAGAGATATTATAATACCATCACTAAAACAAAGCAAAACAGAATCTAAAATCGAATTTTAATGGAACAGATAAAAGACACAAACAGAGCTCTAGTATTACTTACTAAATACCACAATGAATATATCAAAATGGCTAAGGCTATTTCAGGTAATAACGTAAACGTCAGAAACTACGCAGAAGACTACGTACAGGAAGCTTATTTAAGACTAAGTAGATACGATGACTTATACGAGAAAGTAGTAAATGCTAAAGGTAAAGTATCAAAAGGTTATATGTTCTTTGTACTTAGAAGCATTATATTAAATGACATTAAAAAGAAGTCTAATATTAAATTTTCATTCTTAGGTACTCAATACGATTTTGAAGAGAAGTACAATTGGATAGACGAAGGTGTAGACCCATTTATACCAGCCTGTAGTAGATTAGAAGACAAAATGTACAATGTACTTAAAAAAGAAGCTAAATGGTTTGATTACGAATTATTTAAGAAGTACTTAAAGACAGGTAAGAGCTTTAAAGTTTTAGCTCAAGAGTCTAAGTTAGGAGTAAGGACTATTTACTTATCTATTAAGAGATGTAAGTTAATAATAGCAGAGCATTTGTACGAAGACTATGCAGATTTCTTAAACGGTGACTACTCTCACATAAAATAAACAAGAAAAAGCTTGTGTATGTCATTTATTTGATATACATTTGCTTTAATATTAATTAAAACCTTAATAATATGGATATTAACGAAAAGATTTTCTTACTAAACTCAGAGGGATTAAGTCCAGCTAAGATAGCTCAGAAAATAAAGATTAAAAAAGCAGTAGTTTTAGATATACTAGGAGAGTCTGCTAACAAAGGATTAGGAACTAAGATAGCAGATGTAACAAAAGCTTTAGGTTTAGACGTAGTAGCTGAGACTGTAGCGGATGTTCTAGGAGCAGATGACTGCGGATGTGCTAAAAGAGCAGAAGATTTAAATAAATTATTTCCTAATAGAGCTCTTAATGATTTATCAAATGAAGATTTTGACTACTTAACTGAGTTTTTTAAAGCTAAGAAAAGTTCTGTAAGTTCAAAAGAACAAAGAGAGTTGGTAAATATTTTCAATAGAGTATTTAACGCTAAAAGGAAGGTATCTAATTGCTCACCTTGTGTAGCTAATTTAACTAGAGATTTAAAAAAGATATATGGAGGAGCTAACAACTAAGAAGTTAAAGAAAAAAAACGTCAGACAGTTAGAAGTAATAGCTGACGAAATGGCAATGAGATTGAATTGGTTACATTCTACAGGTAAAAACAAAGAAGAGCCAGAGCAATATAAAAGATTAGCCTTAGAGCTATACCACGTATCTGAGTTAATAGATGCGAAAATAATAGAAAAGAAACTTAAACCCAAAGTTAATTATGGCAACTAAAAACAAAGATTTCAGACCGAGATTAAAAGGAAACATTAAGAAGGCTTACGAGAACTTAGTAAAAGTAGAAGATAAGATATTAGTAATAGGTGATTTACACGAACCGTTTTGTTTAGATGGTTACTTAGCTCATTGTAAAGCTATCTACGCTAAACATAACTGTAATAAGGTTATATTTATTGGTGACGTAATAGATAATCACTACAGTAGTTTTCACGAGCCTGACCCTGACGGTTTAGGTGGTGGTGATGAATTAGACTTAGCTATAAGAAGACTAAGTAAATGGTATAAAGCATTCCCTGTAGCGGATGTATGTATCGGAAATCACGATAGAATAGTAACACGTAAAGCATTCTCTGGAGGTGTACCTAAGAGATGGATTAAAGGAATGGCAGAAGTTTTAGAGACTCCTAATTGGATTTATGATACTAAATTCATTTACGATAACGTACAATACATTCACGGTGAATCAGGTAGAGCCTCTAAGAAAGCTAAAGATGATATGATGTCTACAGTGCAAGGTCACAGACATACAGAGATGTTTACAGAATACATAGTAGGAGCTAATTATAAAGTATTCGGATGTGCAGTAGGATGTGGTATAGATGTTAGAAGTTATGCGATGGCTTATGGTAAGAACTTTAAGAAGCCTGCTATAGGATGCGCTGTAGTATTTGGTGGTGAATACGCTATTAATGAGCCTATGTTATTAGGTAAAAAACATAGAGAGTAATGAATGAAGAGAGCACTATAAAACTCTTAAATACATTAGGAACTAATCTGGTCGGAGCTTCTGACCAGTATAGTTCTTATGATGCAGAAGACAAAGACTACATAGTAGAGATAAAAAACAGAAGAGATTACTATAGAGATAAACAAATAGAATGTCTAAAGCTATTTAAGAACTTTCAAAAGGCTCAATTAAAAGATAAGCAATTTCTATACGTGGTTACAGATAATAAAGGAATGCATATATTTAATATAAGTAAGAATATGTTTGCTATAGTATCAAAACCACCTGTAGGAATGAATTGTCCTGTATCTACAGATTTTAATAGTAATAAGAGAATAAAGAAATA